GATGAGAAGAGAGATACTACGAGATTATACGAAAGAAACACTTGCTATTGCCGGATTGCTTCATGATGTATGTAAACTAGACAACTACATAAAGCAGGAAACAGATGGAAAAGAAACATATGAGTATAACAAAAATGCTTTCCCAGCAGGGCATGGCGAAAAATCTATTTTCCTCATTCAGCGTTTTATGAATCTGACCGATGAAGAAATCCTTGCCATCCGGTGGCACATGGGAGCCTTTGACGATGCGGTTAGAGGTGGAAGCCGGGATATAAACGCGGCATACAAACGGTCAAAATTGGCTGTATATTTGCATCTTGCCGACATGGCGGCAACCTATATCGATGAATAAAGGAGGTTATAGATTATGTTTATTAAAACGAGTATATTTAAGAAACTTTTAAAGGAAGCCTATAAAAATGACAATTTGAGTGTCGGACACAGTGAAAAGGCAAAAGTGTATTACATTGTTGGGGGCTATTGGTTTGTGGCCGTTCAAGAACAATTTTTTCCTAATGCTGAAAAAGCGGCTCTTGTTGAACTTATTGGAGATTTGCCACGGGATGAATATGTTCGAATACATAAAAATGAATCACGGCAGCAGTTGGTACCAGACGAGATGAAGATTCTTTTAGCCGAAAAAGAACCGGACGAATATCTGGAAGAAACGAATCTTCTTATTGAGGAACCGAAGTTTGGGGTAATTAGCAGACTTCTAACAAATGGCTCTGAATTGACACCAATCAATGAAGGATTGTACAACATGATAGATGAAAGTGCGAAAACATCAGATGACATGGAGATTGAAGGACCATATAGGATAGAGGAGTCTGGGAAAATACTATTATGGCGAAACAATACATCGTTAATCGGATTACTTCCAAGAGGTTGGGATAAGGACGAAGATTTGATGGAACAGAAAACAATATTGGAAAGAACATTTCAAGGTAAATGGTAAAAAAAGTCTCCCTCTTGTTGATGCAGGAGGGAGATAAAACAGAATGAAGGTAGCAGGACAGGAGAATGGCAGGATACTATGGTCCGGGAATATACCGGACAGAGTGTGCGTACTATATCCGGGAAAGTGAAAAGATGATAACGTGTGAGGGATTAGAAGAACATACTATATGCGGCACACGATTCCGGACGGAACAGGACAAATTCGATTTTCAAGAAAAGCATTGCTATAAAAATTGTGAAAGGTGCAAACATGGTAAGATGCTGGATGAAAGTTATGGGAACTAGGGGAGAAATCAGAAGGAATGATTGATATGCTTAAAAGAAAAAGGAGTTGAGAAGATGAGAACGATAAGTTTTGAAGTAACTGGTCAGCATATTGAATGTACAGAAGCAATTTCGGATTTAGTTGGAAATACGAGAGAGTATGTGCAGGCAAAGTTTTCCCTGCCAACAGAATGGGATGGATTGATTCAAATAGCGGTATTTACGGCAAATGGAAAAAATTATCCGGTTCTGATTGAAGATGGTAAGTGTGAAGTACCATACAAAGTGATGATGCAGGAATATTTTACTGTTGGATGTTATGCGGGAGCTAAGACAGATAGGATAACAACAGATACTTGCGTGGTTCGAGTTGAGGAATCCGTAAGATGCCAAGGCGGTTCGGATTATCTTTCGATTTATCAGAAAATGCAGGATACATTGAATGAGATGGTAGCAAAGATGAATGAATACGAGGCAGCAGTTGAAAACTACAAAGAAATTGTAAATGACACCATGCATGAGCATTGTTTGCATGAAACACATTCCGGTGACGGGGCACATGGATTGCGTATACATGATGGACTGTTCCAGTATTATGACGGACAAGGCTGGGTAGATACAAAAGTGGGGGCTTTTGAAGGACAAAGCAGTACGTGGAAAAATCAAGTGGTATTGCAGTTTGCCGGCACCATGCGCGTGGAAAAAGTTTTAGAAAGCAGCTATTTCAAAATTCAAGAAAAAGGAGATACCCGTTCAAGCTCATTAGCACCATTTATTGATAGCAGTTATCCGTATCAAGGAGTACAATATGCCATATATGCAACGACAAATCAGAAAGTTTATGTATGGCATGTGCAGAAAGATATCAACGAAGATTATGGTGTATCTGTAGAGCGGTTGTATCCGGTGGATGATGCGGAGAATGATGTTATATTAAGAGTTGAATCAGGAAAAGGAATGCCTGTATTGATATGTGAGAGCAATGCGGAAGATGTAGTTGAAGTAGTGCATATGGAATACATAGAGAGCGACTTATCTACTAATCGTCGTATAAAGGCATTGGAAAAGAAGAACAATTCAGTAAATAACCGATTGGGTGCACTGGAAGAAAGAATAGTAGAAGGAACATGGGAGCCAATTTTGTATAGTGGACCGGGAAGTATCGTAAATTCAAATTATTTAAAGATATGCTTTGGTAATTACATACGTGTTGGTGATTATGTCTGGGTTGAGTGTGTAATTATTACGACAGGAGCGTATGCCTGCTACGGAATTGGAGGATTACCGTATGAGCCGAATCGTAACAGACAGTCTACTGTAATGCCGGTAGCCGTTATTAATGGCGATACGCAAAAAGAAACGCCGTTTAGTACGAATTACCCAGGTGATGAAGATGGACGAAATGTGTACAATGATGCATACGCAGAGGGAATAACGGCTAGTTCTTGGTATTGTAGAGGGTTTTATAAAATCGAAGGTTAGTTTAGAGAGAGGCATCTGTCAATGGCAGGTGCCTTTTTGTATGGGAACTAGGGGGGAAAGATAGCAAAGATTTTGTTATTCTGACCAAAAGGGGGTATCAGATATGGCAAAAAGTCAATATAGCGTAAAAGTTGAACCCTATTTGGAATTGATTGAGGGATGGACAAGAGAAGGTCTTGTAATGTCGCAAATAGCCGAAAAACTGGGGATTAGCAAAACAACATTATACAAATACATGCAAGAACATTCTGAACTTTCTGAACGCCTAAAAAAAGGGAGGGAAGTTTCAGACGCACAAGTGGAGAATGAATTGTTCAAAAAAGCGGTTGGTTTTACTAGGATTGAGAAAAAGCCGTTTAAGGTGAAAAAAGTGGATTATGAAAACGGAAAACGTAAGTGTGAGCGCGAAGAGGTAGTGATGGTAGACCAGGAAGTTTATTATCCGCCGGAACTGGGAGCACAAGTGTTTTGGCTGAAAAACCGTAAACCGGACAAGTGACGTGAAAAGGTTGAGAATAAGATTGAGACCGAAGAGGATGGTGTAGGTGTAATGATACTTACTCCGGTTAAGGAGGCAGAGGATGAGTAAAATTGTTTGGTCGCCACAGCCACGCCAGAGTGCTTTTATGTGTCGTCCGGAGTATGAATGTCTGTATGGCGGGGCAGCAGGAGGTGGAAAGTCAGATGCTATGTTGTGTGAAGCAATGCGACAGATTAAGGTGCCAAACTATAAAGGTATCATCTTTCGTAAGACATATCCTCAACTTCAAGAGCTGATATTGCGTTCGAATGAATTATACAAAGCGGTGGTGCCGCAGGCAAAATACAATGTCACGGATAAGAAGTGGACATTTCCATCTGGGGCGAAAATCTTTTTTGGTACCATGCAGCACACAAAAGACCGCTTGAATTATCAGGGACTTGCGTATGATTTCATTGGCTTTGATGAATTAACACATTTTACGTGGGAAGAGTACTCCTATATGTTCTCGCGTAATCGTCCAAGTGGACCAGGAACACGTGTGTACATGAGAGCAACTGCCAATCCGGGGGGTGTTGGCCACGCATGGGTGAAAGACCGCTTTATTACAGCGGCACCACCGGAAACGCCAATCACGGAAGAACGAACAATTCTTGATCCGAATGGGAAAAAGATTCAGGTGAAACGAAAGAGAATCTTTATCCCATCATCGGTATTTGATAACAAGAAATTGCTGGAAAACGACCCCTATTATCTGGACAATCTTGCCATGTTGCCGGAGGCAGAGCGTAAGGCGTTGTTATACGGCTCATGGGATAGCTTTTCCGGTCAGGTATTCAAAGAGTGGAGAAATGACCCGGAACACTATAAGGACAGAAAGTGGACTCACGTTATAGAGCCGTTCAGAATACCATCCTATTGGCGTATATGGCGTGGATATGATTATGGGTTCGCCAAACCTTTTAGCGTTGGATGGTATGCGGCAGATGAAAACGGAAAGATTTATCGAATTCGCGAGTATTATGGGTGCACCGGTGAACCCAATGTGGGACTGGAGTTAGACCCAACCCAGCAGGCAAAACACATTAGGGAAATTGAAAATGAGGACCCAAACCTCAAAGGCAGAAAGATAATAGGTATCGCAGACCCGTCCATATGGGATTGCTCACGTGGTGAATCCATTGCAGAAATGATGGAGAAACACCCAAACAACATTCTCTTTAGTCCGGGCGATAATGCAAGACTTGCCGGAAAGATGCAGTATCATTACCGGATGGCATTTGATGAAGATGGAGATACCATGTTCCAGGTATTTGATACATGTAAACACTTTATCCGAACAATCCCGGCACTCGTGTATAGCGAGAGCGATGTGGAGGATATTGATACTACACAGGAAGACCATATTTATGATGAGTGCCGGTATGTGCTTATGGATAATCCAATATCCCCAAGGAAAAATGTGCTGGAGCGTGACCATATAGGGGATGATCCTTTGAATCAAAGGACAACCTCAAATGAAGATGCAAACAGATATGAATTTTATATGATTTAGGAGGCAGAATATGAATTTACAGTTATTTGCACAAAAGAAAGAAAAAAAGATGGAAGATCAGAGGACACCTATGCCTGAAAGTGTCGAAAAGTCGACACCGCAGGCAGAATTGGATGGAAGTGCCGGAGAACCAAACACACAAGAGGAAATGCAACAGTATGAGAAAGAAAAACTCACAAATCTGACAGAGGATGATGTGAGAAAAGCGGCGGAAACACTAAAGAAATACAAAGAGGGGAAAGACCGGTTCGATAGAAAAATAAGAGCCAATGAAGAATGGTGGAAATTACGCCATTGGCGAATTGTTGAATCGGAGGAGAAGAAAAAAAAGAAAGGAATGACAGAGCCGGTTTCTGCGTGGCTGCACAACTCGATTAATAACAAGCATGCGGATATGATGGACAACTTCCCGGAACCTACCGTACTGGCACGTGAGTCATCCGATGAACAGACGGCGAAAACACTGACCTCCATTTTGCCGGTAGTTCTTGAATACAATCGATACGAAGAAACGTATAACGATTGTGCATGGTACAAACTGAAACAGGGAGCCAGTGTGAAAAAGATAGTATGGGATTCGCGTAAGAACAATGGCGTTGGTGATATCAACATTGCCAAAATAGATATACTGAATTTGTTTTGGGAACCGGGTATTAACAAAATTCAGGAATCTGCAAACCTTTTCCATGTGGAATTTATGGATAACGAAATTTTAAAACAGCGTTATCCGGATATTGATTTGACGGGAAGTGACATCGTACTAACTAAATATATCAACGCAGAAAATGTCGACACTTCGGAGAAATCGTATGTTGTAGATTGGTACTACAAAAAAGACAATGGAACAAAGGATATACTGCATTACTGCAAATTCGTAAATGACAAGATTCTGTATGCATCCGAAAATGACCCGGAGTATGTAGAAAGAGGATATTATGACCATGGGATGTATCCGTATGTGTTTGATGTTATGTTCCCGGAAGAGG